CGAAAAATATTGAAATTTTACATTATTATATTTTAATAAAATTATTATTTTAAAAACTAAATTTTTAAAATCTAAAAATCTAATTTTATTTTTTTTTTTTTTTTAATATTTTCTTAATTATCCTAGGAAAATATTTATAATTTTTTTTTATTTTTTTATTCTCATTTTTCATTGATACATTTTGTGAATGACTTATCTTTAATGATTTCGTTGATGACGATGATTCTTCTGATAAAAACCTATTTGATTTGTTAAATTCATTATTTATCTCTAATCTAATATTTTCTGAGCGTTCCGAGTTACCATAGGCAACGTTGGAACACTCTGATAGGGCGTTCGTCCTATCATCTTGATCATTTTTTAAATATTCATCTGTTTCCGAATAATGATTATATTCAACATTCAAATTTATTTTATTAATATTCATCATTAAAGAACTATTCATAATTTTATATAAATCTTCTTCACCTAACATTATTAAAAAATTAAAAAAAATATCAAAATTTAAAATATTTGATTTCGGATTTACCTTTTCTATAAATTTAGAAATCTGTTTTTCGTTATAATAAAAAAAAATATCTTTTATTTCCTTATTTAATATATAAGTAGGATTATTTCCAAATTCTAATAATTCATTAAACAATATTTTAATATGATTATCTAATATCATCTTACCGAATCCGTTATTAAAATCTATTAAAAAATTATAAGGGTTTTCCCCATATATAGTTAAATCTTCATAGTTATAAATAAAATCACTACTCATGATTAATTTAAACATATTATGAATTGCAAAAATCTCATTTGAAATATAAAAATCAGATTTCCATAATAGATCTATTAGTAAAGATCTATATTCATATTTTCCTAAATTAATCTCTATTTTTGTAAATAAAAGATCCAATTCTTTTTCTTCAATTTTCATTTCTTTATCTAAGTCATTGAATACCCATAATCTATTTAAAATTTTTCCAAATGATATTTCCATCAAATCATTTAATTTTAATGTTTTCTTACTATTTAAATTAATATATTCATAAATCATTTTTAGTATAACTTCATTGTCTAATTGTATAATTTTTGAATATTTTTCATCTTTTTTTACATTTAATGGTTCATAATGATATTTTTCATTTATAGTCATTATATAAATATTTAAATAAAATATATTTTAACCTCTTTTTTAATTCAAATAAATTTTTGTATTACAAAAAAAAAAAATTATATAATAATAGACTATGGCTAAAATAGATCCATCATTCGAATCTCCATTAGATAATTTTATTGTTTATAATATTTGTGAACCAATTTCTGAAAGTATATATAAATTTAATATTACACCAAATATGATTACTACCTTATCATTTGCATGTTCATTAATTTCAATTTATTTTTTATACAATTATAATATTTTATTTTTTATTATATTTTCAAGTTTAAATTATATATTTGATTGTTTGGATGGCTACGTAGCTAGGAAATATAAACTAACCACAAAATTTGGTGATTATTTTGATCATTTTACCGATATTATTCATTTATTTTTAATTATGTTTGTACTATTCTATAGATATAATTTCTTTGATTTTAAAATAGCATTAGTATTCTCAATATGTTTATTATTATTATATATGATTACTTTATCATGCCAAGAAAAAATAATGAAAAAACAAAATAGATCTAAAGTACTTAGTTATGGTATGGATTATTGTAATTTAACATTACAAAGAAATATGAAATATTTACGAATTTTTGGTTCTGCAACTATGAACTTATATATAATTTTGCTTGTCATATATTTATATTCATCAAAAATTAAATTAATCTAAATCATTACTATTTTGTATTTTCTTATTTGAATTTTTAAAATTATTTATATTGTTCGATATCTCAATATTTATATCATTCTTAAAAGTATCAATAATTTCCTCTAAATATTCTATTCTAATATTAAATGTTCGCAATGATTTTTTCAAAATCTCCAAATCTATTTTTAATTCATCTTTAATTTTTTTTTTATACAACTCTAATTTTTTCATTCTTTCATCATCTGTCATTTCAGGATTCTTAAAACATTCTTCATTTTGTTCCAAAAATGTTTTATTAATCCCTGCTTCTTTTTTTTTCAATATTTCTCCTATATTTATTTTTTTAGGAATTATTATATTCTTTATTTTTGATTTTAAAATATTAAATCTATTCACCAAATTATCTAAATTCTTTTGTATGCTGATTGCCAATATTTTTTCTAATTTTAAATTATTCAAATTATTACAATATTCTATTGTTATTTTTTTATCATATAATATTAATCCAATATATAAAGATAAAATATTATTAATTTTCTTTTCCGAATAAATACTCAAAATAATCATATATGTCAATATATTTTTTAATAATTCATTATCACTAATATTCTCTATTAAAATAAATAAAAAATCAACTGTCCTATTTTGTATTGCAAATAACCCACTGTCCAACATATTTTTCAACTCTTCGTTTTTATTAACAATTGAAAACCAATTTATATTATCAATTCTTTTATCATCTTCATTTTTACTCTTAACAAGATATCCAAATTCCTTTGCATTTAAAAATAAATCAAAATAGAAAGATTTATCTCTAATTATTTTTTTATTTAATATTTGATAATATTGGAAATTATAAGAACCATTTTCAACAATTCTATTTGTAGCTAAATAATTTGAATAATAATATTTTTTTATCTTTTCTTGATCTATCTGTGATTTCACGAAAACCCTTTCCCTTTTTTTTGAATATTTACCATTAATCGAAAATAAATAATGATTAAACATTTCCAAAATTGATTCATTGAATATTTCTAAAATATTTTTATATAATAATAAATCCATTGAATTTTTATTTTGTTCTTTAAAAATCTCATATCTATTTATATTATCAAGTCTTAGATCATCATGATTACTTGATAATTTCCATATTATTTCGACTGTTTCATCATTTTCATCTTCTGCAGGTTCCACCAATAATAAATTCTCAATTTTATATTGCAAATCTTTAATAACATTTGTTAAGTTTTTTTTATTTTCTAATCGTAAATATTCTCCAAACTCAACTTTATAAATGATCAAATTATAAAACAAATTTAAATAAAATATTTGATAATTATTATAATAATTTTGTAAATATTTAAAATGCTCATTTTTTTTAATTGGTTTAAGAAACCAACTTTCCTCTTCTTCTCTATATATTTCACTATAATCCTCAGGAAATTCTTCTTGTAATAAATAAACATCCGATTCATTCGTAATTTTATAATTCTCATCCAAAACAATTAAATCCAAAGGAATATTAAAACTAGGACTTACATCAACTTCAATTCCTGTTTTATTACCCTTTATTTCAATTTTAAACAATGATAATTCCAATCGCTCGTCCTTCTGATAATTTGGTTTTATTATTATTTGTAATGATCGACCATTATCTATTTTCAAATATTGTGTCTCAATTTTAACTTTAATATCGTTAATTATGTCTTTATCATCAATTTTTAATAAAGTTTTAATAATATTTTTCATCTTATCTGGATCCTCCAGATATTTTAAACTAATTCCATCTTTAAATTCATCGATATCGGATGATGAATTTCCATTATAATCTAAATTAAATTTCGCCTGATCATTTTTACCAAAGTTCTTTATACTAATTGTTTGAATCAAATTATTTAGACAATTCGAATATTTTTCTTTGAACGATGAATAATCATTTATAATCGTTTTTTTATTGATATTTTCGAATAATAGGTTAATTAATTCTCTTGATAAAAACAAAAAATCTGATAAATCATTAACCTTTTCAATACAATCAAGATGCTTTGTCATTTTGGTTTTTTCATGGTTTATTTTTGAATTATTAGATTTAATATTATAAGGTTTCATCATAATATTTTTTGACAAATATGTATAAATATTTAAAATATCTTTGAATAAATTCATTTTACAAATATTTTTCTTTTGATCATTTACAGCATTTGTTATTTCAATCTCAAATTCACCTATTATATTTATATTTTTATTATGTTTAATATTATCATTAGTGTTTATATAAATATTTTTTATTCGTTCATCATCTATATTTAAAATTTTATGATAATTAGATTTTTCTTCAAATTTTTTATCATTGTCATAAATTATTTCTTTGTATATAGGCGGATTCAATACAAAAAATTTATCATATTTAATATTATCGCTTTTTACCGAAAATAAACTTAAAAAAAATATTTCATCATCTTCCATTTTTTGAAATAGATTATTTTGAATCGCAGATAAAGAAGTTGTTTTAAATAAATTATTTATGAAAATATTTAAATCATGATAATTTACTTTCTTATCATAACATTTTTTACAAATACGATATAATAATTCTTTATCATCAAATATACTTATATTATATTTATCTTTATTTTCTACTAAAAATAAATCTGAACTAAAATATTTCTTTTTGAATCCTTTAATACTTATATAATCAATAATTTTATAATAAAAATATCTACCTATTTTTTCTATACTAGGTCTTAATATATGTAAATTTTTTGGAAATAATTTATTAATCTCCTTTGGTATGCTCCATGGTGAATTTGATGTAGCTATTACAAATACATTATCATATTCAGATATCTTATATAATTGTTCAATTATTATTTTATCTTCATGATTATTTTTATCGAAAATTAAATCAATATCTTCTATCACAATAATAATATTTTTCTTTTCTTTTACTTTTTCATTTTCAAAAATATAAGAATTTATTTTTGTAAGTTCCATTAGTAAATTTGCTGTTAAATTTAACTTATTTTTATTCATAATATCATTTAAATTAATATATTCCTTAATTGAATTTTTATCATTTATTTCTTTCATAGTATTATTAACAATAAACGATTTTCCACAGCCTCTTTCACCATATATTAATAATAAATTTAAATTATTTTTATATAATTCGGGATAATTAATTGGTTTTATTAAATTATTATCGATAAAATTTTTGTATTGATCATCAATTAAATAATATAGATTTTCATTATTATTGGCATCTATTTTATTGGATTCATTTGTTTTCTCTGATTCTTTTTCTTCATTATTTTCTGTATCTTTTGATTGTCCACCTATTAATCGATTCATTACATTTGATTTATAATTTTTATTTGAATTTACTCTTAGATTTTTAGATTTATTGTTATTCATAAGATTTTTTATATTATTAATATATTGTTGAATTACAATTATAGCTTTATTATTCTTCTCTTCAACTATGTTAAACCACTTATGATCATCATTATTTTTATGATTTTTGTATTGAGCTATATTATTTTTTATTTGTAATAATAATTGATTAGATTCCTCATAATTTTTTAATGCATCTTTTAATTTTTGATCTTCTTCTAATAATTTTGCATCATTAAATATATTTAATGAATTTTTATATATAGATTCTAAATTCTTTATTAAACTTTCATTTTTTTTACTTTCAGATACTATCATTTTAATTTATGATTATATTTTATTTTTACTTATTATTTTTATTCCATTTTATTTGTAAAAACAAATCAAAAAAAAATTTAGGTATTCTTACTTAAAATATTATATAGTATAATATTAGTATATTAATGAATCTAAATTCTTTAGAAAAATTATCTTCCACCTTTGAACAAAAAGATATAAATATTAAAGATACTCTTAAATCAAAAACAAACAATGTTAAAAATAATATCAATGGATTAATAGATAAAGCAAAAATCTATAAACCAAATCTACCAAATATAAACGAAAAAAAATTAACTTTTTCAGATAACATTAAAGAAAAAATTGATAAAAAATCTACAGACCTTTTGGCAAAACAAATCGATAAAACAATCCAAGGTAATAATTTAAATTTTAATACTATTGGTAGCAGTATTAAATCATTTGCTTCTCTTTATCGAAATGTACAAAAATACAGAAGACGTGTAATGATCGTTATTTTTGTAGTTGGATTTATTATAGCTTGCTTTGTTTTTTATCAACTTTATAAATATTTCAAAAATTATAATGTTAAACCACAAATCCAAAATACTATTGCAATTGAAAACAATATAAAAAATAATATTGTATCAATACTTGATGAATTTAAATAATAATCATCATCTTTTCTATATATGATTAATCTTATCTTTTTTAGCCATTTCTATTATTTTAGGTATTATATTTAATAGTTTCTTTAATCCTCTATTTATATTCAAATTTTTAATATTTTTTATTGATTCCCAATTCACTTTCGCGATTTCATTTTGATCATTTGGTGAAAATTTTGTGTATTTATAATCATCTATTATAATTACATAATAAAATGTATCATTAATTTTTATCCTTAATTTACTCTTATCAATATTAATAATCAAACCAGTTTCCTCTTTTATTTCTCTTTCGGCACATTTATAATAAGGTTCACCCGGTTTGATATGACCTTTTGGCAATCCCCATTTATTTTCTCCTTTTTCCATTGATTGTCTATTTAAAACAATAATTATTGAATTCAATTCTTGATTTAAAATTATTCCACCACATCGTATTTCTTTTTTTTTTTTATTTAAAACAATATTATTTTTTTTTTGCCTTCTCAAATTTCTTTTATTTGATCTTTTATTTTTTGATCTTTTCTTTTCACGAAAATTTAAATTAGAACTATTTATTTTTAAATTTACATTTAAAGGGTTTAATGTTAATAACATAAAATAATTTATTTAATTTTATTGGTTTTTATTCAATTTTTTGTAAAAAAATATAAAAAAATATATACTCATAATAAATATGATAAATAATTTTTCTGGTCGATTTCTAAATTCTATACCCGCTTTAAACACCTGGATTAAAGATTCATCTAACTCATTATGTAATTTGCCATCTAACGATATTTTAAATATTGGAAATGCACTTAGTGGGATTTTTTTAGAAAATAAAAATATTAATTTGGAAACTCCACAATTAGTAGTAATTGGTTCCCAAAGTTCTGGAAAAAGCTCATTACTAAATAATATAATACAAATGGATATTTTACCAACTGGAAGCAATATGGTAACAAGAACACCACTAAATTTACAATTAACTAATTCCAATAATGATCCTCGGGTTGAATTTGGTAGCTATAAAAATGGTATCTGGGCATCTGAATATAATATCTCTCTTTCAGAACCCAAACCCGAATCCAATGAAATAAACGAAATTAGGAAACAAATCGAAAATTATACAATCAAATTAGCTGGGAACGAAAAAAATATTAGTAATACACCTATTATAATAAAGATTTTTTACAAAAATATTCCTAATCTTAGTTTAATTGATCTCCCTGGTCTTACAATGGTTGCATGCACAGATAAAGGTCAACCTAAAGACATAAAAAAACTTATAAAAAATATGCTAGTCGAATATATTAAACAAAATAGAACTCTAATTCTTTGTGTTATGCCTGCTAGGACAGATCTCGAAGCCGATCCTGCTTTAGATCTTGTTAAGGAATATGATAAAAATGGCAATAGAACTATCGGTATATTGACTAAAGTAGATCTTATGAATAAAAATACCGATATTTCTAGATATTTATTAGGAAATATATCAATTGATCTAAAATTAAAATATGGATATTTTGCAATCCGTAATAGAAGTCCACAAGAAATGAAAACTTATGATATTATTGAAGGCAAAAATAAAGAATTAGAATTTTTTAATTCTCATCCAATTTATTCCAAAATAAATAAACAATATTTCGGAATTGATAATTTAAGTAAAAAACTCTCTAATATACTTATCAATCATATTAAAAATTCTCTACCATGCATTTTAAATGATATTAATAAACTTCATCATTCGATACATACAAAATATATCAAATTAGGTAACGATATTCCTAACTCCTTAGAAGGAAAAATGAGTATTGTACATACACTTTTGACAGATTATTGTCAAGAATATATTTTATCCATACAAAATAAAAGAACATCAGCAAATATTGGTAGAAAATTTAAAGATCATTTTATTCATTACCGCGATGAAATATATAAAATAAATCCCTTCACCGAAAATAATTACAATGATAAATATATAGAAAACTGTATTAAAAATTGCGAAGGAAATCATATGTCCATTTTAACACCTCCCATTGAGGTTTTAGAAAATTGTCTTACCGATTCCCAAAAGAAACCTTTTCATTATTTCATTTCACCATCTATTCAATGTTGTAAGAATATAACAAATGAACTTATAAATTTGATTGACGAAATCTTAGATGACGATAAATACTCTCGTTTTCCTAATTTTAATCAAAAAATAAAAAAAATTATTTCACAAAATATTCTAAAAGAAAATGAAAAATATACTCATCAAATTATTATCGATATTATTAAAATGGAAGAATTATATATCTGGACAGATGATGTTCAATTTTTGAATTATATTGAAGAAATTACTTCAAAAAAAAAATCTAATTTTTCACATCCCAAAAATATCCGAACATTATTGAAATGCTATTATGACTGTATTAAAAAAAATATAACAAATAATATACCAAAAATCATAATGATGAATTTGGTAAATAAAACAATTAAAAATTTATCAACAGTCTTATTTAATGAAATCATGAAAAATGATATTGAAATGCTAATTAAAGAAAAAAATAATATTTCTACTATCCGTAATGAATATAAATCTCAACTTGATAAAATCAATTCCGCCAAAATATATATTGAAAAAATTCTGTAATCAAATATTTATTATTGTATAATCTATATCATAATAATTTAAAACATAAAAACAATCTGATATTTTCTTACATATTCTTATTTCTTCTATTATTTCCTTAGTCAACTTTTCAAATAAATTTATTATTAAATATTCTTGATAAGTTTCTCCATTCATATTTACAAATTTTTTATCATTTTTTAATACTTCAAACATATCATATGATATTATATATTTCATAAAACTATATTATATTTAACTTTTACACTATTATCAATTTTTTAAAACTTAATTAATTCGCTCATATATTTTGCAACCAGTGGCTGATATTTTTTCTTAATTTGATTAATCTCAGGAATATTATCATTTTTAGAATATAAATCCGATCTCTGGAACATTTTAAGTAATGGTAACATCTTCCAATCATATGAAGATGCCAAATGTGTATATCCCCTTTTTTTATTTGGAGTATGCCAACAATAAAAAGAATGAAATCTAATGATATATAGCGCCTCCTCAGGCAATTTTGTTTTATTTTTCTCTTTTAAAATTCTATATAAATATTCATCATGTCCCCATGACATTACCACTTGATTAAAACCAATAAAAGGTTTATAAATTCCAAAAATATTATTAAATTTAGGATTATTATAATCTCTATTAAAATGATGATAATTTTTATCGTAATAAACAAAATTCCTATCCAATTGACAACCAACTATAAAAGTATCCCCAACAACTTCCCATTGCTCTCTTTTTCCAAAATCATCCAGTAAAAGAACCTTTCCAAGATCATGTATCAATCCAATTAATGGAAACCAATCCCAATCTTCAATATTATAAAGATTATATACATATTTTTTTTTATTGAAATGCTCTAAAACAAAATGTGGTAAATTATTCCATTCTTTATAAGTAAAAAGAGATCTAATTGTTAATTTTTTATTAAATTTATTATTTATAAAATAGTTAGCATATATTGTTTCTGAAGTTTGATAAGCATGATATATTTGTTCAATATCAGTATCCGTATCCGATTCATCTACAATATTATTTAATTTTTCTATTACTTTCCAAATATTTTTATATTGATCTTTTTCTTGATAATATTTTAATCTTTCCAATGAAAAATAATAATTCTGATTCATTAAAATTTTTTTATATGTATTTTCAACATCTTCATTCTCGTCAAAATTTCTGAAAATTGTCATAAAGCTTGAAGAGAAAAAAAAAAAAAATCATAAATTTTATTTTATAGATATTTAAATTTTTCTTACCAAATATATTATGCACTACAAGACTCACAAGGATTTTCTGGCGTTACAGTAAATTGTTGAGCTTTTACTTTCGGCTGAGTTCTTAAATAATACATTCCGGTTTTTAATCCTTTCTTCCAACTGTAAAAATGCATACTCGTAATCTTTTCAAAATCTGGCTCTTCCAAAAATATATTCATACTTTGAGATTGACAAATCCATTTGGCACGATCAATAGCTAAATCAATAATTGTCTTTTGACTTAATTCCCATGAAGTTTTATAAATAGATTTTATAATCGATGGTACTTCCTCTAAATGATTTATCTTACCATTATTCACCAACATCTTATTTTTTGTCTCATTGTTCCATATATTTAAACCAATCAAATCCTCCAACAAATATGAATTGATTTTAATAAATTCACCCGCCAATGTCCTTCTAATATAAATATTCGATGTAAATGGCTCAAAACATTCGTTATTTCCTAAAATCTGCGATGTCGATGCCGTTGGCATTGGAGCTAACAATAAACTATTACGAACACCATATTTCATAACATCTTCCCGCAATTGTGACCAATCATAATTCATTATACCATCATATTGCCATAAATCAAATTGAAATTTACCCTCAGATAAAGGACTTCCAATAAAACTCGAATACGAACCCAAATATTTATCTCTGTTTAACTCTTCATCTAACGGTTTAAGACTTTTCTCTAAAAGCCTAAGTTCCTTTTTTTCATTATTCTGGATCGTTTTATTTTTTTTACTTTTTCGAAGAACTTTGATTCTTTCCATTAATTCTGATCTTTTCTTTGATATCTCCATTGATTCCGTCATCGCTCCAAAATATATTGTCTCAAAAATTTTATTATTTATTTCTTTTGCCTCCTCACTATCAAATGGTATTTTTAAAAGACAAAATAAATCTGCTAAACCTTGTACTCCTATCCCAATAGGTCTATGTTTCTTATTCGAAGTAACTGTTTCATCAGTAGGATAAAAATTTCGATCTATCACTTTATTCAGATTTTTTGTAATTGTCCTCGAAATACTTACCAGTTTATCATAATCAATAGTTCCACGTTTATAACAAAATAATTCATTAAACCCTCCGATATATTTAGTAGTGTCCTTACCACAATTTGAAAAAATTTGTGGAAGCGTAATATTTTCAGTCGAAATATTCAATGTATTCATTAATTCAATCATTTTATTTTATTATCTTGATTTTCATCTTTATTCGCATCAATCGTAATCTCTTCGAAACATATTTTTTTGGACTTCAAATATTGCTTTGCCCATTTACAATATTTACAATCAGTTTTGGTATAAATCGTAAACTCATCATCTATTTCATCATGAACAATCAAATTTTTTAAATTTATACTCGCAAGATTACAGACTGCAGTCTCTCCCGGATCCGAATATTCAATAATCTCTGTACATAAGTTACTTGATTTAATTGTACCTAAATTCTTTTGATTACTCTTTCTATTGCAGGAATCCTTAAACAAAATATATGGGGTGCCAGTCTCTATTTGTGCTGTGATAATTTGGAACCATAAATCTCTAGCTCTCATTTTCTTAATTCCCATATTTTCACTCTCATATTTTTTATAAAGATCATTAAATTCATCTCCATAAGTTTCACTCAATCCTGGACATTTATCTGGACACATTAACGTCCAATCCTCATTTTTTGATACCCTCTCCATAAAAAGATCTGGTATCCAAAGACCTAAGAAAAGATCTCTCGCTCTATCCTCATCATTTCCATGGTTTTTTCTTAACTCAATAAAAGACTCTATATCACCATGCCATGGCTCCAAATAAATCGCAAAACTACCATTTCTCTTCCCTCCACCCTGATCTACGTATCTTGCAGTATTATTAAATACACGTAACATTGGAACAATCCCATTCGATATTCCATTTGTCCCCCTAATTGGACTATTCTTTGCCCTGATATTATGAATATGTAAACCTATTCCTCCAGCCCATTTTGAAATATTAGCACAATCTTTAATTGTACTGAAAATCCCATCAATACTATCCGCCTTCATCGCCAACAAGAAACATGATGAAAGCTGTGGTCTCGGTGTCCCACTATTAAAAAGCGTAGGTGTCGCATGAATAAAAGCATGATTCGACATGAAATTATATGTATTTAATGCATCTTTAAAGTCCTCCCCATGGATACCTAATGATACTCTCATTAACATATGTTGGGGTCTCTCAACAACCCTATCATTTATTGACATTAAATATGCTCTCTCAAGTGTCTTAAAACCAAAATAATCATAATTATAGTCTCTACTATAATCAATAACATCATTCAATTTATTTTTATTTTTCATTACAATATCATATAATTCCTTCGAAACTAATGGAGATTTTACATCGTTTGTTTTATGATTGTACAACAAAAATATTGTCTCACTGAATGATGGTGATGTATTTTTCTGATGATTGCTTATGATAATCCTGGATGCTAACGTTCCATATTCTGGATGTGTAGCTATCATAGACGCACAAATATGACTTGCTAACTCGTCCAAAGCTGAAGTCTCTACACCATCATAAATTCTTGTACAAACTTTTTGAGCAATATTGTAAATATTTATTTGTGATAAAGGAGGACTTTTATTTGCTAATTGTTTTAACCTATGTAAAACTTTATCAAATGATACTTCCTCTGTATTACCATTCCTCTTTTTAACTTTCATCGATAACTGATCCTTTTTTTTATCCATCGTTGAGTTTATATTATTTAGATTGTTATTTTTTTAAATTAATTTCGATTTCAAATTTATATTTATTAATTTATTAATTTATAAACAATTTTCTAAATAATATTTATAAAATGAATATTATTATTATCTGTTTAATATTTGTCGTTTTTATATACATTTTAAATTCTGATAAAAAAAATAAATTAAATAAATTAAAAATAAAAAATTTAACTGTTAATCCAAACTCTCAATATTCTTTTAAGCATAACTATATTAAAAGTCTAAACCCACAAAAAATTACTAATCAAGGACCCTATTTTCATAAACCAAACTCTAAAAATTTTCCCATTAATCACAATAATACTCTTCTACCAATTGAAACAAAAAATAAAGATAAATGTAACAAAAATCTATTAACAGGCTATGAATGTTTCTTAAGTAAATGCGATCTATGTCCTATGTCCTCCTATAAACAATGCTCCAATAATTATTCATATAAAACATTTCCTCCAAATGTAAATTGTAATTGCGATAATAGAGCTTATGAACTTTGTAATATTCAAAATTCGCAACGATGTCTGCTCGCAAATAAAATATGCAACAATTGGAAAAAAAAAGATTTGGAAAAAAAAATAAACTATCCCATATTTTATCCAAGAGTAAACATGTATAATGCAGCAAATACAAAATTTAAACCATTCAATCTTAAAACAATCCCTTTTCGATCCTGTGTTTATAATGGATAATTCTTAAAAAAAATTTAAGCGGGTATTTCATATAAATAAAATAATTGCTAAAAACAAAATATAATTATGGAATCAGAATTAAATCGCATCATTAAAAAATTACTAAATTTTGTTCCCGGAACAAGAATTGATATTCAAGCCAATGAAATCCAATTTCTTTGTACTCATGCATTAGAAATCTTTAAAAATCAAAATATGTTAATAGAACTAAATGCTCCCGTTATTATTTGTGGGGATATTCATGGACAATACTATGATTTATTAAGATTGTTCAGATTAGGCGGTTGTCCACCTAAAGAAAATTATTTATTTTTAGGAGATTATGTTGATCGTGGTTACAATAGTTTAGAAGTCATTTGTTTACTCTTTGCTTTTAAAATAAAATTCAAGAATAATTTTTTTATATTAAGGGGAAATCACGAATCAAAATCAATTAATAAAATCTATGGCTTTTATGACGAATGTATAGAACGATACAAAAAAAAAATAGGTTCCAAAATTTATTATTTATTTAATAGTGTCTTTCTTTGGATGCCAGTATCAGCCATCGTTGAAGATAAAATATTATGTATGCATGGCGGCATTTCACCACACATCAAAAATATTCAAGATATCAATAAAATTGAACGTCCACAAGATATACCCGATGAAGGACTATTATGCGATGTTGTATGGTCTGATCCCGAAAAATTACAAAAAGGATGGGGTCCCAATGATCGTGGTGTCTCATTCATTTTTGGTAAAGATATTGTAGAAAATTTTAATGATAAACATAATATCGATCTTATTTGCAGAGCTCATCAAGTTGTCGAAGATGGATACGAATTCTTTTGCAATCGTAAATTAGTTACTATTTTTTCCGCTCCTAACTATTGTGGCGAGTTTGATAATTCTGGTGGACTCATGAAAGTTAATAAAGATTTAATGTGTTCATTTCTAATTTTAGAACCAATTGATAAAGAAAGAAAAAAATTACAATGGAGATCCTCTAAAAATCGTCCTGGAAGTCCTTATCTTTCTTAATCTCTCATAATTAATTTTAATATCTTTATCTAATGTTGATCTATTAAACATCACAAACTATTAAATTATTAATTTATAATTTTATAGTTTATTAATAATTATAAGAGTCTAATATATATAAAATTCTCAGGTTATAATAATAAGAATGACTTATATATATTATATAAAAGACATCTAATTTGAATATATATTTTCTTGTTTTTAATTTATCTTTAGTATTTATTTTTTTCGCTTATATTTACCAGCTTTTTTTTTTTTCTCTTTTTCTTTAACATTTTATTTTCTAATCTGTGTCCTCTACTTCTTATTTTACGTTTATTGATTTTTTAAGACATTATTTTATTTTTTATTTAATATATGGATATTTTAGTTAATTATATTTAATTATATTTAATTACTAAATAAATAATAAATTCAAATGACTCATTAAAATATTTATCACCAATTACAACATTACTATCCAAAATTTTAATTATAGGAGTTTATTAAATTTGTTATTAATAATTATAATTTATGTCTGACGCAATAATAAATAATTTAAACCTAAAAATTCAAAATCTAGAAAATGTTTATGAAAATTTTTTACTTCTAATAGAAGGAATCAATGAAAAAATAAGTATTTTAGAAAAAAATTATAATGCATTAGAAATATTTGTTCACGAAATTGATAATAAAAAAGAAAAATCACTATATTATTCTGATTCATATTCCAAAATGGGACCTCCAGGTCCATGTGGTCCTCCAGGTCCATGTGGCCCCCCAGGTCCATGTGGTCCCCCAGGTCCATGTGGTCCTCCAGGTCCACCAGGACCATGTGGTAAAGGAAAACGTGGTCATCCAGGACCATGTGGACCACCAGGACCTCCTGGACCAGAAGGAAGAGAAGGACCCCCAGGACCATGCGGACCCATAGGTCCAACCGGCAAACAAGGCAAACAAGGACCAGAAGGATGCACCGGTCCAAAAGGCGACACCGGCGAATCTGGTCATCGTGGACCCGAAGGATGCCAAGGACCTGTTGGATGTCAAGGTCCTGAAGGTCCTCAAGGACCCAAAGGCTGCAAAGGCGACAAAGGCGATAAAGGCGATCGTGGACATTGCGGACCTATGGGACCTCCCGGAAGAGAAGGATGCCCAGGTCCTAAAGGATGCCAAGGACCCGAAGGACCAAAAGGACCTAAAGGTAATGATGGTTGTCCTGGAAAAAAAGGAGAAAAAGGTGACCAAGGTCCTTTAGGACCCGAAGGACCCTGTGGTCCAAAAGGTCAACCTGGTAACCAAGGACCAAAAGGTAATCCAGGCTGTGAAGGAAAACAAGGTCCACGAGGATTTAGAGGTCCAGAAGGACCAAAAGGCCCAAAAGGAGATTCCGGCTATTCATGCCACAGAACTTGGTAATTTTTTAACTATTTTTATAAATTTGATTTATACATTCAATATTATTTATAAATAAAAAATGTTCGCTATAAATAATTATCATTCTTCTTGGGATAATTTTATACAATCACAAAAACAAATTGAATATTTTAAGGATCTCATTAATTTTCTTGAAAATGAAAAAAAAATTTACGGAAATGATCTGGAAATATTTCCTCCAGAAAATTTAGTTCTAAATTCATTAAATTTAACATCTCTAAATGATATTAAAGTCGTGATTCTTGGTCAAGATCCTTACCACCAAAAAAATCAAGCTATGGGTCTATGTTTTAGCGTACCCCATAATATTAAAATCCCACCCTCCCTTAAAAATATTCAAAAAGAAATTTTTAATGATTTAAACCTAGATAACACAAAAATTAAAAATGGTGATCTAACCTATCTATCAAATCAAGGTATACTTCTTTTAAATACATCACTTACCGTAAGAGAATCATGTCCCAATAGTCATCAAAAATATTGAAAACCTTTTACAAATAATCTTATTAAATACATATCAAATGAAACCAATCAAACTATCTTCCTACTTTGGGGTAATAATGCTAAAGATAAAATCAAATTCATTGATACAACAAAACATTATATACTTCGTGCTAACCATCCAAGCCCATTAAGCGCCAATAAAGGCGGATGGTTCAATACTAAACATTTTTCAAAAACAAATGAAATTCTTAAAAAAATTAATAAAGAACCAATACTTTGGTATCCAAATTAATTTATTTTTAAAAAAATCCGAATATTTTTTTTATCTATTATTATATATATATCAAATGGAATACAATAATAATTATTGCGGAAATCCATGCAAACCACTCTTTTATGTACCATATAGCGAATGTAAATATCGTTATGATGGTTATCTCCCACATCCAAATGATCATGTCAGATCCATACGTTATGGACCATGCAAAGAAATCCTATATTTACCCCTCCCTGGTAATCCACCACGAGGAGTCCAATGTCCTATGGTAATACCTCCTAAATGCTGTCCACCTCTTAAACCTAAATGTATACCATGCGAAAAAATATATCATTAATTTATTTAAAATAATTTTAATTAAAAAATTGAAAATTTAATAATTAATATTATATAATCATTCTATATTATGAAAATCGGAATATGTGGACAAATGTGTAGCGGTAAAACTACCATCGCTAATTATATTAATAATAAATTCAATCATAACATCCATATCACATCTTTTGCCAGTAAATTAAAAATTCTCGCAACAGAATTATTCGGAATGAAACAAAAAGATAGAAAACTACTAATCAATCTCGGTCAAAAAATGAGAGATATTGATAAAAATGTTTGGATCAATTATACCATTAATGAATCCAAAAATTATAAAAACGTTATCATTGACGATGTTCGATATCCTAATGAACTTTATAGACTTAAAGATGAAGGATTTTTACTTATTAAATTAATCATTTCTAAAGAATTACAATTAAAACGATTGAAACAAACATATCCGGAAAATTGGAAATCACATTATAATCACATAAATGATAACACCGAAAAAAGTGACCAGCTAAATAATGAACATTTTAATTATGTTATCAATGTCGATCAACAAAATGTACTAGAAACTATTGATATTATTTTAAAAAATGAAAATCTTCTACAACAAAACATTCAACATAAAACAATTATTACATAATAAAAATCTTTAAAATAAAATTGAAAAAATATTTTTTTTTTAATATATATATATATTCATATTCATGGATAATGATGAAATTATTTTCAATAACTCTTACAATAATATCAATTTAGATATCTTTGATCAAAAAAAAACTTTCAATAATAAAATTCATCTTCGATATTATCAACGAAATAAAAGAAAAGGTATTACTATCATTGAAGGATTAGATGATTATAATTTAGATCTTAAAAAATTTATTAAATTCATTAAAAAAAAATATTGTTGCTCAGGATGCAAAAAAAAAGATGATGATAATAAAACAATCCTCCAATTCCAAGGCGATCTACGAAACGAAATTCATAACCTTCTGAAAAATACTTATAATATTGAAGAAATTATTATTCATGGTTAATTTCACATATTTTTGAATTTCCACATATTTTAAACCTTACATTCTGTTCTATTCCATTCGGTTTTTTTATCTTTAAATAGATGATCGTATCATCTTCATATCTATTATCATATAAATCAAGACTAATTTTAGTACCATTATGAGTGTTTGGCAATTCAAATTTAGTTACAGTTTTTGTTGACATTTTTAAAATTTTATTAAATCTTAATCATACAACTTCGTTTTTCTAAAACAAGTAGTTTAATATTGATTCAATTTTTTTTTTAACTAGGTGGTTCACAACCATCTATCATTTCTTCTAGATTACCATCTTGATAGTTAAAATGATTATCTAAACTCCTACCTGGAGCTACCAAAGGTAAACAATAATCTATCTCTGTATCAAATTCTACTATTACTGGACCATCATCATTAAATGTTTCTTCCAAAATTCCATTAATATCAGATTTAATCGAACATCTTAAGCTCTTTATTCCGAAACTCTCGCCGAAATTTTTATAATCTGGATTATTTGGTAACTCTGTAGCTACAATTCTATTATTAAAAAATAATTTCTCCCAAACTCGAACCATATCTTGTGATTTATTATTTATTAAAATTATTTTAATTGGTAAATTGTATCTCTTTATTGTTATTAGCTCCATTGCTGTCATATTAAACGAACCATCACCATCAATATCAATGACCAAACTATTGGGATTTGCTATTTGACATCCTATTGCATAGGGTAAACCAGCTCCCATTACTCCCAAACTTCCAGATGTTATAATTGAACCCGGATATTTCCAATCAATATATTGTGCACACATCATTTGATGATTCCCAACTCCTGTAGTAATATAATAATTTTCTAATCTTGAATTTTTAAGATAATTGTTCACTCCAATTATTACATCTTGGGTTTTCATTTTTTCTGTCTTTTCATAATCGAATTTATATTTTTCTTTCGATTCTTTAATATAATCTAACCACTCTTTGCTCGAAATATTTTCATCCAAAAAGAAATCTAAATTCTTCATTATATATTTAGATTCATATTCAAAAAAAATATCCGTTTTGATCATTTTATTATGCTCTTTTTTATCATTATTTATTTGGATAATTTTGGCATTTGGTGCATATTTCTCTCTTATTCCAATCGTTCTATCATCAAATCTTGAACCCACAGCTATAATCAAATCCGATTTTTGGACAGCATTATTCGCTGTTACAGAACCATGCATACCAACCATTTTTAATGCCAAATCATCAGTTTCATCAAATATTCCCATTCCATGTAATGTTGTCGTTACAGGTATATTACATTTTTTAGCTATTTTTCTTATTTCATCAGTTGCATTTATCGCACCTTTTCCCAAAAAAAATAATGGTCTTTCAGATTTATTTATTATTTCTGCAGAATCTATTATTTTCTTTTGCAATCCATAATCCCAATTTTTATCTCTTGACATTAAATCATGATCATCAAATTCTATTATATTCATCATTCCATTCTTATTTTTTTGATCCTGTGTCAATATACATTTCGGTAAATCTATGTGAACTACTCCTTTTTTATCATTCATGCAAATTTCAAATGCTCTGTCTATTATATATGGAATTTCATTTATATTCTCTAAACAATATGACCATTTTGTAATTGGTCTAGAAATATCAACTGCTGGGCACTCCTGAAATGCTGACGTTCCCATCGCATTTAATGGCACCTGACCCGACAAAACAATTAAAGGTATACCATCATTTTGCGCATCTGTCATAGATGTTATCATATTTGTTATCCCTGGACCAGATGTCACCAAACATACTCCTGGCTTGTTATTCGATTTCGCATATCCAACAGCAGATAAACCTAATGATAATTCATTCGTACCAACATAATAGTTTATTTTTTTTTTTTTTTTTTTACAGTATTATCATCATAAAAACAATCAATTAATGGCATTATTGCTCCACCACTATAAATAAATGCATCTTTCGTATTATTTTCTATCAATTTTTCATATATCATTTGTGCACCACTAATTGTCCTTTTAAATATCTTATTTATATTCAACTTCCTATTTCTTTTGCCATAATCCAATAATCTAATCATTATTCATTCACTTTTTTATTTTTATAAATATACTATTTTTATTTTAAATAAATATTTATAATTTATCATTTAATCTAAATTAAATCGTGTAAAATATTTAAAGCTTTCTTCTCGAATTCTCTCTTTATCACTACACTTATTGATATTTCTGATGATCCCTGAGATATTGCTAAAATATTAATTAATTCTTTACCTAATGTTGTAAAAATATCTCCAGCAATACCACATTTATTCCTCATATTTCTCCCAACTATTGTAATTATCGCTATTGGTTCTGATATCATAATCTTATCTATCTTTTTTTGTTCTAATTCATTTTGGAAACTCTTAATTAATTCTTCTTTAATATTATGGCAATATTCGTCTTTTATTGCAAAACATATACGTTCCTCCGATGATGATTGTGTTATAAATGGTGTACTTATACCCAAATTTCCTAATTTATTAAATATTTCCCCTGAAATACCATATTTACCCTGCATATTTAAACCTTTTACAATCACTAATCTATTATCAGTGATACTTGTTATAGCATCAATGTTCCTATTATTATTCTTTACCTCATCCACTATTTTTGTTCCATTCAAATCTAAATCAAATGTACTTTTTACATATACCGGAATTCTCTTTTTTATTATTGGTATTAATGTCTTTGGATGTATTATTTTTGCACCATAATATGATAACTCCGATACTGTTTTATAATCTAACTCATCCAACGTTTTCGCTTTTTCATTTTTTCTAGGATCACAAGTAAATATTCCATTAACATCAGTATAAATCATTACACGTTCACTATCTAAACTTGATCCTATAATCGTTGCTGTAAAATCTGACCCTCCTCTCCCTAATAATGTAAAATTATTATCTATAGCTCTTCCTATAAAACCAGTTGTCAATAAAATATTTTCCGACATTAAAGGGACCAACTTATCTTTTATTTCCTTCCTTGTTAAGTCGAATAATGGGAATGATTCATCATATTCGCTAGTAGTTATCAAAAATTGATTAGAATTTATAGAAAAACATTTTAAATTTCTTTCAAAAAAAAAATGCTGATAAATTAATACAGATATCATTTCACCATAACATAACAAATTACATCTTCTTTGCCTTTTATTTGTAATATTTTTTAAATTTATATAACAATTCTTTAATTTTTTATAAATATCTTCCAATAGTGTTTTCAATATATCTTTAATTTCAACACAATCAAAATTCATAATTATAAACTTTTCATGAATTAATCTTATTTCCTCAAAAATTTCAATTTCACTATTCTTATTCTTTATCTTTAAGTTCTCATTTAGTTTTTGACGATCCGAATCGCTCTTAGTCATAACAATTTCATTATCCAAATTATTTAACAATTTCTCTAATAAATTCGTTACTCCAGAAAATGCCGATAATACAATAACTATTTTTATATTTTTATTGCTCTCTTTATTAACTACTTTTAAAATATTTTCAGGATTTCTTAAAACTGAAGTTCCACCAAATTTTATTACAACACTCATTAATTTTTATTTATTATTTTTTAAAGTAATCTAATTTTTAATATATTTATATCAAAAGCATTTGTTTTATTTAATATTTAAAGCTTTTTTATTTCTTTACTTAATTAAGTATATTAATTTGTTTACCTTCAGCTGCTCTAAATATTCTATCATTTAATACATCCAAATATTCCCCACCAAATTTTTCTATATTAGGAATCCAAATATATCTGCCTTCCACTTGCTCTGCCCATCTAAAAGATTTATACAAATTATTTATAATCTTTTTCTCATCATAATTTTCACATAATGAAATATAGCTACCTGATTCATTTTTAAATTCTAAAAAATAATTGCAAATATCCAACAATATTACATCTTTTAATCTGTGTACTTTCATAGTTTTAAATAGTCTATCTGATTTATTTACTATAAATAAAGGTTTATTTGGTGAATAATGCTTCTCAAAATTACCAGGATGTATTTTTATTTCTTTTCTTTTCCGCCCCGAAATTATTATAAAATCATTGTATCCAATACTATTTTTTAATGTATCATTCAAATGTAATTTAGAAACTATACCCGGACGCAATATATTTATTGTCTTACTTATTTCATCTATTTCTATTATCGTAGATTCAACTCCTTTTGGAAAATAATTTAATTCGTTATTGAATCCATCATCTCGACGAAGATTATTCCCTAATATATAAATATTTGGAATATTTTTGTAAATTTTTTTATCAAAATCCTTTTGTAGATCACAAAATTTCGTCGCCGAAACATGATTCGATCTATTCGCGCTGGGTGCGGCTATACCTTCATCCACCATATGGATTAGGGTTACAATATCTTTTTTATTTGGAATCCTTAATGCTATCTTTTTACTGCCTAATGTAACATTATTTGAAATTTTTGAATCTTTTTTTAAATTACAAATTATCGTTAATCCTCCTTTATTTTTTTTTAACCAATATTCTCTAGCTAAATAATTATAAATATTTTCTTTTTTCATATCTTCCGTATATTTTTTTATCATATTCATATCTGATACATGCACTATCAATGGATTTGTAGGATCTCGATTTTTTGCCCTAAATATATTTAATACTGAATTATCGTTTGTACAATTTGCACCTAAACCCATTACAGTCTCTGTCTTAAATGCAACTAAATCTGAATTATTTATATCTTTTAAAATTTTTGCAGCTTGTCTTAAACTAATAAATGATAAATGATCCATAATTTTTAAATATTATCCATATTAGTAATTAAATCAATTTTTTAATTTTAAATTAATAATAATAAAATATTTCAGACTGAGGAATATTATTATCTTGTAAATGTTGATCCTTACAAATTAATTTGTTATTTGTATTCTCAATGAAATCAATTGATGACATATATTCTTTTAATATAAAATCATGATAGGGCTTTTGCCCTATCTGAGTTGGGCGCTTTTGCGCCAATGCCGATCAAAGATCGGCGTGTTCCTACGTTGCCAAGGCAACTCGGAACGCTCCGAAATGGATCTAAAACTGGAAAAAATATAGAATACTCATGAATAGGATAATTAAAATAATTATAAATATATCTTGTTTTACAAAATCCCATTTTGTTTTTTAATCCATTATTAATACCATACACAAATATTATTGATGGTATTTTATTAAATGGTCTAATAATTATTTTCCTTCTCATATTAGAATCCTTACTTAAAATGAAATATCTTGGAATATTTTTTAACAAATTATTATATTTTCTAATATTTATATTTTTTATTTGTATATGTTTTCCATGAATCCTAATCTTATGAAATAAAAAATTTTTTATCAATTTCCAAATATCATCAATTATATAAATATATTTACTCATCTATTTTCTATAATATCAATTTAGATTATAAAAATTTTAAAAATATATAAAGATATCATCTATGTTTAATTCAATGAAAAAAATATTTTTATTAAACTATCTTATCATTGTACTATCATGCTTATTTATTGAATTTACCGTTTTTTTTGATTTTGATCTAAATATAACTTCTTTTAAACAAAACCATAATAATTTTCCAATTGATTCTTTATCTAACATTCTTGAAAAAAAATTAAAAATTTTTCCTATACCCGAAAATTATTCCTATTTTAATTTTATTCCACAAAATTTAGGATCTATCAAATTAAACCAAACAATTAATTGGGAAACTGATTGTTTTTCATTTAATTCTCTTCATTTCTCTAAAAAGGATAATAAATTCAAATTAAATTTACAATCCAAAAAAAAAAAAAAATATTTTTGTAACGATTTTTATTTATTCGCAACCACCTCCAATCTTAAATTTAGAAATAATCACTATTCAAGATCCATAAATATGAATTGGCAAATCCCACATGACCCAAACAATTTTCATTACGATGAATGGTATTTATTAAATAAAGGAATTAAAATTTTTAGATTTTATGATAATCCATTAAAAACTTTAAATAATATTCTAAATACAGCATCATTATTCATACCATTACTTACAAAAAATATACCTCCGCAAATCGAAAAACGCAATCATGACTTTTTTAAAACATTTACAAACTTTTCATTCGAAACTATACAGGAATTCCACGGTTCAGAAAATTTAATACCAGATTCATTTATTTACCCAGGAGATACTTTCGGAATCATACGGATGGATGGATTAGATCCAATGCTAGGATGGGCTATGGGAAGTACAACTGGACATGTCGCAGTTGCTCTTGAAATTAATAATTCTATATATATTGCTGAATCAACCGCAACAACAAGCTATTGGGATACTAATGGCATCCAAATAAATCCATATAAAGAATGGATTTTGAAAGCTAAAAATGCAGGATTTAATACTGTTCATGCCCCATTAACATTAGAAGCTAGAAAAAATTTTGATAATAAAAAGGCTGTAGAATTTTTTATGAAACATAGAGGAATTGATTACGGATATCCAACACTTTTTACAGGTTGGATAGATACTGTTCAAAAAAATTATCCATGTTTACCAAAATCTTCACAAGACACAGAATATACTCATTGTTTAGAATGGGATCATTGGGAAATTGTTTTTGGATTATTGGATCACATAGATCATGAAACATGTTTTAAGATGGTTGGACAATCTTATTATCATCGTCTTTTTTCAAATCAAATCAATATTACTGAAGATCTATCTTTAAACAATATATTTAAGATTGCCTATGATAAAAATATATCTCTAAACCAATTACCAACATTTATCGAAAAGGACGAATGGAATTACATTATGAAACGAAATATTAATTTTGATAATGAAAATAAAAATAATTATAAAGCAATGGTGTGTTGCACATTCACATGCAATATATGGAAAGCAGGAAAATTATTTGGAAATTTGACAGACGAAATTAATTGTAACGAATTCACAAATTATGATATATTTTCAATGTCATTTCTTGATAAAAATCCAAAATTACTAGAAAAATGTAAAAAAAATGATCCATTCAATAATTTATGTCAACTGACTGGTAAATATAGACTTTTTCTTAATGATCATTCAACAAGATCACCTTACAAACATATGAATGAATATTGTCCTTCATTTCCTCCAATTCGTAATTTGCCTCTACATTGTTAAAAAAAATTTAAATTTAAATTCTATTTTTTTTTTTTTTTATCACAATGCACTATAAAAAAAAATGGATCATTATAATCATCAATATTATTTAATGCAGAATTATTATTATTATTCTCATGACTATTATCAGAATAATTATTTTTATGAATGCGATCATTACTTCGTGCCAAGCTCTGATAATTGCTATCCACCAAATTTTGGAGAGAAACCTATTCTTGAATTTAAATATTAATATATAGGAATATTAATTATTATATACGAATTTCAAAAATTTTACATTAATAATTAATAAAAATTTATTAAATTTTAAATTAAAAGATTTATATTTTCAGAAATTTTTTTTTTTTATATAATATATTATAATTATTATGTCTTCAGAGGATGATATCATTATGATTGATTTTAGAGATCACGAAAAGTATTTAAAATCCTGTGATGAACTAAATCAAGAAATTCAAAAATTAAAAGAAACAAATAAACATTTAAAACAAGAAATTCAATTATTAAAATCACAATTTGAGAAATTATACGAACCAGACATTATTGATCAATTCATTGATCATAGCATCGATTTCATAAAATCAACATCCAATTCAATCAAAAATAAATATTTCTATTTTTACACAAACTATAATTATAGTCATTTTTATTTCTAAAAACATCTATTTATATTGATATAAAGAAAAATTATTATTATCAATATATGAATGCAAAAGAGTATGATACTTTTTATAGGAATCCTTTTACTTTGCTTTTGTATTTGTGCAAAAAGATATTTTACAAGAAATGCACAAATGCAATCCGATATTAATAATTTATCTTCCGTTGACAATATCAATGATGATACAATAATATTTAATCAAAATATCCCCAATAATAGCAATTCAATGGAAATTACTAATTGTGAATCAAATCTTCTAGAAAAATTAAAAAAAGAAATATTAAATAATAATTCACATTTTTACATAAATATTCATGATAGCGATGATGAATGTCCTATTTGTCTTGAAGAATTAGGTAAGAATCAAAAAATAAGAGTGTTGGAATGTATGCATAAATATCATAAGAAATGTTTTGATCAATGGTTTCTTAACAAAAATCATATTAATATTATCTGCCCTATTTGTAATTATACTTAATATCTTCCATACTTATTTTATCTTTATAATAATTGATTTTTTTAAATAAATTAGTGCTATAAATAATAATGACAAAGCAACAATTAATACAAATATAAATTCTATTATAAAATATTTATAATATTCTTTCACAGCACGACTATATCTATTGATACCTGGCTTTCCTGGAAATTGTATCAATAATGCATTTGAATTTTTTAATTCATTTATGTCAATAACATTTTTAAATAGATCTTCATCTCTATCAATTCTTATAAAGCTAAGTTCATTACATAATGAATTGATTATTCTTTGATCATCATCCCCCTTTTCCATCAATGCACGTTTTAGCATTATTTTAATATATTTTACATATCCCATATACAAACCAGAATTTAAAATTATATCATCTCTACATGTATTAAATACTTTCTTTTGAAGATAATCATTAGTAAATCTACAAGTTACATGTTTTGAAAATATAACTTTTTTATTTTTTTTTTTTAACATTCTCACTATATCATTCAAATTTCCATTTATCCAAACATCAAAACCATCCAAAAATAATAAAATATCATTGTCGTCCAAATTCTTTAAAAAACCATTAACTAATTCAAGTTTCATTTTAAATCCTGTAAACTTTTTACCCCACCCTAATATTCTTATCTTTATTCCATATTTATTATTAATCATATTCATAAAATTACCTTCATTATGAGTTGCAACTGTCACAACATATACTTTATTCATAATTTAGTATCTATATATATATATATTAGAATAAGATTATACATAATTAAAAAAAAATCTATTATTATATCATCAAAATTATTTTATATGAAATTATTATCTGGGACCCAATTTAAAAATACAATATCTAATAATTATCAACTTAGCTTTAATGGATTAACAAAAATGTCAATAAAAATAAATTATAATATAAATAAAAAAAATCAAAAAATCACTCAATTCATAAATAATCTTATTAAATATATTACGGACGAACTACTAAATCGCCAAAATGAATTTATTAGTAATATTCTTCGAAAAAATAAAAAATTTTGTTTACCACATTCACTATTTAATGAACAATTCCAATCCAAAAATAATAAAAAAATAAAAACCTTAAAAACGAATGATAAACTAAAGAAATTTAAAACCAAAAAAAAATTTTTACTTCATGAAAAATTACAATTAAATCTATCAGAATCAATTGTATATTCTATTCTTAGATGTATGAATGATTTTAATATAATTATCTTACCTATTGCTGTTAGCTCAAATAGAAAAAATATTGATCACTCCAATTTTATTATTCTAGACTTTCGAGATGATAAATTAATAGAAATAGAAAATAAAATTTTTTTTGAATTAAATCATAAACACGACCATAATAGTCTAAAGAAGTTAAATAAAGAAAAAAAAAATATTCAACTCTCACTTTCAAAAAATAAAAATAAAAAGATTAATATTAAATCCTACCTTCTGGAACCAAATGGTATATCCTATTCAAAACAAAGAAATATTTATAAAACCATCAAAACTATTATCAAAAATTCTAATGATTTCATCAAAAAAATAAATAAGAATATTATCATAAGTCCACTTACTATTCTAGGCGAAAATGGTATACAAACCGAATTAGGAATGAAAAAAAGAAATAAATTTAATGTTACTATTCAAAAACAAGGATATCCTATCTGTTTAGCAGTCAATTATTGGATTATAACAAAATGGGGAAAAACAAATTTACCTTCATTAGCTGTATTTACTAAATTTATTTTTAAAACTATCTTAAAATCTGATAAAAATAGATATGATCAAAAAAATGATATTTATCAATTTATAAAATCAAATCGAAACAATTTAGAAAATAATTATCAACAAAATATTTATCATCTTATAGATTCAAAAATTAAATATTTCATAAATAATAAAACCTCAAAATATATTTTAAATAATCCAATCGATTTCTCAGCTAATCTTAACTTGATTACCAAAAATTACATTAATAAAAAATTACAATCTAATATACAAATCAATATAATCTCCAAAAATAAAAAAATTAATTATAAAATCAATATTTAAATCTAATCTGTTTTAAATTTTATTTCTCTAAATCTATTTCTTTCTTTCTCTTTATTATCAATATTTATTTTATTCTCCAAATTAATTAACCAAATAAATATACTCAACAAATCATCAGGAATTAAATTTTCCTCAATATATTTCTTTAAATGTTTTTTACATTCTTCACATGGTAATAGATCTTCTAATAAAAATATAAATTGTTTGATTTTATTAACATTTTCTTCATTACTATTTAAAATTATTTCAAAGATAAATTTCCATCCAGACTCTCCCCATTTATTTTCACAAATTGTCATATATTTTGAATAATTCTTTTTATTCTCATATGCAATTATAAAATCTTCCAAATTCTCTAATTTATAATTATCATCTTCATTTATTTGATTAATAATTTCATTAGTTTTCTTTAATTTTTTTAAATGATCCTTTAATATTTTGTTTTTTTTTGTCATTTCTTCTAAATTATCATCCTCTGACATTTATTTTTAAATAATATAATTTATATATCTTTTTTACGTATTTTGACATTTTTCACAAACACATATAAATCGATACCATATAAAACTAGTTACAAATATAGAAAATAAATAACAACAAAAACTACAATTGTTACTATTTCTTCTTAAATTATTATTTAATACACTTATTCTATTTTCATTAGGTATCCTAATTCCCACCTCCTCAGTGTCACTATTACAAAATGGACATTTATTTTGATTTAACGTTATATGTTTCTGTAAACAAAATAAATGACATTTTTGATTACATACTTTACATTCCCAAACATCATCCAAGTCTAGTCTAAATTCACATATTAAACAATTTTCAGTTTCATTTTCACATTTGTCTAATGTTGCTATCTCTAATAATGGCTCATCTAATACTTTTTCTTCCATATTTTAATTTACTAACATTTATTTAAGTTTTTTTTTTACAAAATAATGTATCAAATTTTTCCTTGCATATTCATAATCATTTAATTTATGTTGATTACAACAGTAAAAATTTCCTTTTCTAACAATTTTATTACATTTCTCTAATAAACATCTCTTTACTTTTATTGTTCCTCTTTTTTTTTTTTTTTTTTTTTTTTTTTTTTTTTTTTTTTTTTTTTTTTTTTTTTTTTTTTTTTTTTTTTTTTTTTTTTTTTTTTTTTTTTTTTTTTTTTTTTTTTTTTTTTTTTTTTTT